CTTTCTGCCAAGCCCGACCAGTCTTTAATGGCACAAGCTGGTATTTGTGCCCTAACCCTCATAAAAGGTGTTTTACTGATTTGGTCACGATGAAGAACTTGAGATCATCCGATAAGAACCATAAGTTGTTCAACCTACAACTAGGAGCTATATCAGCTTGTGGGTTGGCAGCTAATGGAAGCACACCAGTCCTTAGAAACTTATATAGAAGAATGGGAACGGGAGTTGAATTGTTTATTCCCGATCGAAACCATCACCTATACAGGTATCGACAGGAGCTAGTGGATGGATTGAAACCTTGTTTCGAAGAGCCAACTTTAGAACATCGAATCTCATTTAGCATTGCTTTTAATATATCTATTCCCGAACAGCGGCTGTTGGAAAATTTTTACGATCAGTTACCATTGTTGCAACCATGCATAGTACAAGAACCTCCAATGTACATGCCACCAAGTCTAACGTTACTAGAACCACTTTTAAAACCTTGTCATGGAAATGACGGAATGTTAGCCGATTTGGCTAGACCTTTCATGCCACCACAAGACCCGCAAGATCGTGAAGGATGCTTGCGCAGATATTTGGACCTACCCACGGATATCTGTGCTCAAATAGCATCCTTTTGTGAGGTCGAGTGGTAGTTATGACTGGCGAGCCGGGCAACTCATCTGCCCACCCTGTAATTGATTACGGACATCCTAGGATCTGGACGGACGTGACATGGATGTAACGCCTTACAGGGTAAGAGGAGTGATATTTATCACAGACTGGGTTATGAGTGCCTCTCAAAACATCGGTTTATGACCCACCGTCAACTCCTGACTAGAATGGGGCTTCTAGCAGGTTAACCACCGCCCTCGTAACACAACTAATAGACAACAACAACAACAGCAACAACGAAAACAACAACGACAACAGCCGAACAGGCTACAGCGAACGAACCAACCGGTATTTAGCGGCACTCCGAATGGAATACGTGTTAGGCATCGTGAGTATCTCACTAGCGTTAGCATCTCTAATGCTGGCTTTGAGGTCTGGTCTTCTGGGTCACCTGTAATAGGAAACTATATGACCATCCCGATTAACCCTGGTGATGGTGCATTTACACCATGGTTAACGGCCATAGCAAGCAACTACGAGTATTATGAGTTTATGAATCTCAAACTCATGTATTCACCGTCAGTTTCCTCATTTACATCAGGTGCCATTTTACTTTCACCAGAATTTGACCCTCACAATGAACGCACATCACCACCATCCATGCTGTCAGACTTCCTTAACAAACAACATGCAGTTACTGGAAATGTATGGAGTGAGTTTGCATTACAGATTCCCAAGAA